CATAGCCCCTCTTCATTTATCAGATCATCAAAGATTACGGTCATCTTCTACCTCCAATTGAATCTTATGTTTCACTAAAATATCTAAATGCTTACGGGTAAGAACCTTTCTCCCCATGATCTCTAAAATAGCTTTGGCTAAGTCATTCTCAGGATAAAAATCCTCTCTTCCATAATTCGTTTGTAGTCGTACTTTGATTGTCATATTCCTCCTTGTTCGCTAATGACTGTATCACTACTCCGTAATAATGTAAACAACATACAAGCCAAAAAAGACCAGACTCAACATCACAAACAAAATTACGTTCTTAATAAATTCATTCTTCATCCAGTTCCTCCCATAATGCTTCAAGCTCACTCAAATCAAATGGGCCTTCATCTGGATCTAAAGCTAATAAATCCCTTAGCTCCCTCACTCGTTGTACCATCCTTTCATGCTCAATCGCCTCAAAACTGGGACTATCGGCATTCTCCCATTCATCAATTGTCCAATATTTCACTTTTGCTCTCCTCTTTGTACCATTTCTCTGCTTCGTGTACGGCTCTGCTAATCGTGTTAAATGCGGTATCATGACTTGGAGCAGAATCCAATAGCATCTTGCTCGCTAAACGGATCAACCCAAATCCAAATTCCCAAACCGGCATCTTCTCCTCAAATTGCTTACAAAGCTGTAAATAGGCTCCATAAAGCTCTTTGTGGGCTTCCTCTAATCTCTTCAATTCTTTTTGATGGTCTTCTTGCATTTTCTCTCCTGTTTTGTTTTACACTTTACCTGTATCATACCACATGAATTAATTCTTGCAAGAAAAAAGAAAATGTTGATGATTTGTGGTATGGCTGCTCCTAAAGGAAATCGTTATTCTTATGATGCATTAGCGTATTGCAAAACTAAGCAACATCGCCAAGAGGCTTTTAAGGCTTATTGTAAATACGTAGCTGAAGGAAATCTGAAGATGAGTTTCCATTGGACTTCAGAGGACGGAAAGGCTAAAGCTACTTATAGATCTGTTAATCATATTATTGATACTTATCCAGAAGATTTGGAGCTTATTTTATTAGAAGAAGCTGAAGCTATTAATATGCATAAATGGCAAAAACTGGCTTTTGGGCTCTGCGATGGGACTATAAAAGGCGAGGGTTTTGTGTGGATAAACAACATGCACAATCGCTTCAAAAATCTTGGTTGGAACATTTCGCAACCAAAAGAAGATGCCTCTCAACTTGAAGAGCAAAAAGCTAAGCAAGATAAAGTTGCTAGCATGGCAGATGAAATAAATGGAAATGGATCTTGAAGACCCACGCATTAAAATTCTTCGGCAACACAGCCTAAGAAAATGCTCATTGTGTGGGAAAGAGTTTAAAAAAAAGAATCCTCGCCAACGATATTGTTCAAATGAATGTAGATTAAAAACCTATGACAGCTACGGAAGAAAAATCTACCACGAAGACAAAAGTAAATCTTGAACAATCTTTCCTCAAAATCTTTTCTCCCAAGCAGGCATATTCAATCGCTCACAGTAATGCCAAGTTAAATTTCTGGGTTGGGTCTATCCGTTCGGGGAAGACTTACGCTTCTCTGGTCCGATTTATAATTGAGTGCGCTGGTGGACCAGAGGGGCAATTTTGCTTAATCACAAAGACATTTGATAGCTTCAAAAGAAACATTATTCCTTTGCTCGACGACCTGATTCCTTCGAGTTATTCGTGGAGTCCAGGGAAAAGGGAGCTATCGATTTATACTCGTAAAATTCATGTGATTGGCGCTGATGACGAAAGAGCCGAGAGAAAAATCCGCGGAGCCACATTTGCCGGCGCTTATATCGACGAGGTTTCAGTAATCCCGCAAGTATTTTATCAGATGCTTCTCTCTCGTCTTTCAATAGAAGGCTCCAAATTATTTGGTACCACAAACCCTGATTCCCCCTTCCATTGGCTAAAGCAACAGATTGACGAAGGTAAAGATCTCAAAGTATTTGAATTTAGACTTGATGACAACCCCAACCTTTCGGAAGAGGTCAAAGATTTTTATAAGAATCAATACTCAGGACTTTGGTATCACCGCTTTATTGAAGGTGCATGGACATTAGCTGAAGGCACTGTATTCGATTTCTTTGATGAGCATATACATGTTGTTTCTAACTATCCAACGAGCTCTTATTGCTTAGTAGGGGTAGATTATGGAACCGTTAATCCATGCGCTTTTACAATGCTTTCTGTGAATCCTAACAAATTCCCGCAATGGGTTGTAATCAAAGAATACTATTGGGACAGCCAAAAAAGACAAAAACAAAAGACCGATGAAGATTATGCAGAGGATTTAAAGAATTTTTGTATGGGTCATCCTGTGAGAGCCATCTACATTGATCCATCGGCTGCATCCTTCAAGCTTGAGTGTCGTAAGCAAGGAATTGGTAACCTTCTTGATGCGAATAACGACGTTGATAATGGGATACGATTTTTATCCAATCAGTTAGCAGGCGGTAAGCTCAAGATATATGAAGGGTGTACAAATTTAATTAAGGAATTTGGGTGTTATATTTGGGATACGCGTAAAAAAGAGAGAGGATTAGACGTCCCTTTGAAAGAAAACGATCATGCCGTCGATTCCCTACGCTATCAATGTTTTAGTCATTTTGGCCAAGGATCGGACGGTCAAGGTGCTAGAAGGATCGAAGAAGCCTGGAATCAGCTGAATGGACCACAATTACCTGGAATATTTGCCGATCAGCCTGTGCATCCTGGGTCATTTGTCCGTTGATGCATAATCCCATTCTACTTTACATTTAGATATATGAAAAGAAAAGAAGTTCCCCATCAAGAACATTTCGGAAGAAAGTTCTATCAAGATAAGAAGACGGGATATTGGATTTCGTGTACATATCCTAGAGTTCGAGCACATAGATGGGTATGGCAACAGCATCATGGGTTTATTCCTAAAAAATGGCATGTTCATCATAAAGATGAAGATCGTTCAAACAATGTAATAGAGAATTTAACGATCGTTTCCCCTTCCGATCATTTGAAATTGCATTTCACTGATGAGAAACGAGCAGCGTTGAGAAAAATAGCTGATGAAAACCGTCATTTAACAAAAGGATGGCATAAAAGCGAAGAAGGGAAAGCGTGGCACATTTATCATGCAAAGAAACATAGATTTGGTAAATGGGAGTCGCGAGAATGTACCTGTGAAAACTGTGAAAAAACATACCAAACCACAAAGCTTTCCAATAGTCGTTTCTGCTCTAATAACTGCAAATCAGCTTTTCGAAGAAAAAGTGGCGTAGACGATAGAGAATTTATTTGCCCTATGTGCAATGCTGTCTTTATATGTAACAAATATTCTAAAAAGAAATGTTGTAGCATAACGTGTGCGAAGAAATTTCGATGGCAAAACAGTTAGAGAACTGTTAAAACGATAATAAAAATCTTTAATGAGATAAGCCAATGACATTGTCCCCCCCATTAGATCCCTGGTATATCGGTCAGAAAGACTCTAAAGAGTTTAAGCTAAAAGAATACATGAATGATGCTTACGCATCAGCCATCACCATCAACCAAAGCTTTTGGTCTGAAGCTGATATTGATTATCGGTTCTATGCGGGAGATCAAACGATTTGGAATGATATTTACGGCAACCTTCCGGCTTATCGAAGAAGGCAGTTTAACTTCAATCGGATAAGACGTATTGTTAACATGATCACAGGCTATCAACGGCAGCATAGAAAGAGTCTGATTGCTACGCCTATTGAGAACTCCGCGCAAGTGACGGCAGATCAGTTTTCAGAAATCCTTTTGTGGCTCAATCATACAGCGAATCTTTCTGAAATTATCTCTGAGGCTTTCCTCGGATCTGTGATCACGGGACTGAACTTTATTGGCATTGATTTAGATCTCAACCAAGACCCGATTAACGGGGATTTTAGGTTCCGCAATGTTGCTTATAATTCCTATATCACCGACCCTTACTTCCGAAATCATGATCTTTCTGATTGTGATTACTTTTGGGAAAGGCGATATCTCTCCCATGAAGAAGCCATGTTAATGTTTCCGTTCGCGAAAGAAAAGATCAGGAATATGCAGGCTAAAGGTTCATCGTCAAGAGATGGGCGTTTTTACTTTTTACCGGAGAGTTACAATTATGGAAGCAACAATTTGCTTGCTCTCGATATGTTCTATTATCGGGATTCTCGCTTACAAAAAGTACTCGTTGACCTTCAAACAGGGGAAACACGCCAATGGGAAGGTCCGGAAGAAGAGCTAAAACTCTTTTTAAAAACATATCCTCAAGTTGAGGTAAGAGAGACGTACGTTCCTACGGTATCATGCGCATTCGTCTTAGAAGATGATGTAATGTATCACGGAAAGTCTCCATTAGGCACTGACACATACCCTTATGTCGGTGTCTTTTGTTATTATACGCCACAGATAGCCTATTATCCTTTCAGAGTCCAAGGAGTCGTTAGATCCATTAGAGACTCTCAGTACCTATACAATCGACGTAAGATCATTGAATTAGACATTCTAGAGTCTCAAGTGAACTCTGGTTGGAAATACAAAGAAGATGCGCTAGTTAACCCTGCTGATATCTTCCTTTCAGGCCAAGGAAAAGGCATTGCGATCAAGCAAGAAGCCCAAATGACGGATGTTGAGAAAATCCAGCCCGGAAGAGTAGATCCATCCATGATCGAGCTTTCCAAAGCACTAGGGGAAGAGATTTCGCAAATATCAGGTGTGAATGAGGAGCTTTTAGGTGCAGCTACTGACGATAAAGCGGGTATTTTGGCACAGTTACGACAAGGAGCGGGCCTCATTACTCTTCAACAGCTCTTTGATCAGTTAGATCAATCTATGAAGCAACTAGGGGGAAAGATCATTTCAGCCATCCAAACAAATTGGACCCCTGGAAAGATCAAAAAGATCATTAAAGAAGAGCCTTCAAAAGAGTTTCTCACCAAAAATTGGGCTAAATATAACATCGTCGTAGAAGAAGGACTGAATACATCCACTCAAAGACAGATGCAGTTTGTTCAGCTTTTGCATCTTAAAGAGCTTGGCATTCCTGTGCCTACTTCAGTCCTCATTGAATCTTCTACTCTTCAAGACAAGCCAAAATTACTCAAGGCGTTAGAAGAAGAGGAGAAAAAACAAGCTGAGATGCAACAG